GCAGCACCAAAACTGCCAATGATTGCAGATGCCACAGTAAATACATTATTGAAAATGTTTTGCAAGCTGGGCATTACTGTCATTACTGATTCATAGATAGACGTTAGCCCAGCTACTAGCCCTTTAAATGCAGCCGTTAAACCCATTACTGCATCACTGTGTTGCAGCACCATCATAAAATCTGAAACTTCTTGTTTGATGTTTTCAAAATTAAAAATGAGTGTTGCTAATGCTGTTTGTAATTCGGTAATCCATACCGCTGCCGTGTCTGTATCAAAACTTCCAATGAATTCTGCCAGTGCAGTTGCTGCCATATCAACATAGGGCATAAACTTGGTAGCAAACAAATCCATTAGCTTGCCGAGCACTGGCAGTAATGCATCACCTACTTTTTGTTTTACCTCATCGAATTGCGCTGCTAGCTTGGCTTGCCTGCCTGCAAACGTATCAGCTGCTGCAGCTGCCGAGCCGCCAAACTCTTTATTGAGTTCCGCAATGATTACCTGTTGAGCGCCTGCTACATCGCCTGTATCTACCAGGCTCTGTATCATGGCTTTTTGGTCTTCGCTGAATGTAACACCTACTCGAGAGAGCGCGCCAATACCTGCAACAGGATCGTTAAGCGCCTTACCGACCTGTATAGAGGTAGATTGCAAATCTTGCCCGAGTGCCTGGCTAACATCCAGGATTGCGCTTGTTGCATCACCAAAATTCGTGCCCTTGATTTGGGTAAACGTCGCAAGCACATTTTGTGCGCCCAAAATAGCGTCATCACTGAAAATGCTTTTACCGCTGGCAGCGCTTAATGCTTCTGCCATTTTACCCATTTCGGTTGCAGTAATGCCAGCCGCGCCGCCTGTTGATTTAACCACAGCCTCGGTTTGTGCAAGAGCGCTTTGCCAGCTCGAGGATTCAGCTATAGCGCCTGTAAAGAAACTGCCGAGCTGCTGCAGCCCAGCGCCTGCCAGGTTGGTAAGCGCTCCCCCGATTGCCATAAACGCGCCCTGGGCAATCCCTTGGAATGCACTCATCTTTGTTGATACGGCTTCGGCTTGCCCTCCCAGCGCGCCCATATTCTTATCAATAGTAGAAGTAACGTTACTAACGTTATCCTCGCCTACAAACCGAATTATAACGTTTTCAGCCGTCATAGATGCGCCTTCCTGCCGAGCTTACGCTCTATACCAATCATAAACAAATGCTGTTGTATCGTTTCGTAATCAGGCAGCTGATCAGGCGTGCAATGGTACAAATCACGGCAGGCAAGTAGCTCGAGGTATTCTACTGGCATGCCTGAATGTGTCCATAGATGCGCAATTAGCTGCCGCTCGAGTTTGGGTTTTGGTAATTGAGCCTCGCTAGAATCTTTTCAATAATAGCGTTGAAATGCTCAAACGGTAATTCACTGGCTGGGCTGCCGTCTTCCGTCGTTACACACTTTTCAATAATTGGTATAAGTGTGCTAATATCGCTGGTCTTGGCTGCCGCTTGCAATGCCGCTACATCGCGAATAGACAATTTGCGCTGATTAATAACGTACATGGTATACCCCTGTGCTAGTTGGTAGCGCTGTGCTCGCTACCAGATGATTAAACGGTAACGGTAATGCTTGTGCATTTTAGGGTAAATGAACACACAATAACGTCTGATGTTGCAGCATCACCATTAGGCAGCTGCATTTTGTAGATTCGTGCTGCATTGGTTGTATACGCGTCATTGCCTGCCGTGCTGCCCGCTGGCTGCCATTTAATGCTAACCAATGTTTTAGCAATAAATGCAGCGTTTAACAGTGACCAGGATTCGGCAACATCTTCTGTGTAAATAACGTTTACTACAACGTCAAACGGCTTTTGCTTACCAAACACTACAATGCCAGTATCGGAATCAGGCGTATATGCCTCTCCTGTAAATCGCTCGAGTTCTGGCATTTCAATTGATTGCGAGCTACCCGAAATGTCCGTATACGCGCCAGTGCCGCCCGTCTGCATAGATAGGCTGAATGCACTACCGTTCATTGCCTTAGTTGTTTGTGCCATGGTATTCCCTCTCTATTGCACAATGTCCGTAAATGTGCATGTACTAATTACCGCGTGGTATGTGCGCTCGCTCGAGGCTGGGTATTGCACTACTTGTGTACGCTGTTGCAATAAATCAATAGCATAGATTTGATTGCCTAACTGCCGAGAGCATTCAATATAGCTATTCATGTATTCAACGTATACGGCAGCAATATCAGCCAGCCCCAAACCCTCCCCGACAAATCGCAAGTAACAAATATCCTCTATTGTCCATTCCGTGGTCATCACGCGCCCAGCCCCTGGTGTTACGCGTTTTGTGCGCTGGCTGGTTGCGTTTAATGGTGAAATGATACGGCAGGGCACGTCTGCAGCTTCCAATGTGTTATGCAAGTCCGTGCCAGATCGTACCGTTACCGTTGCACCATATGCCTGTACAGGCATGGCAGCCAGTGCCGAAATAATAGTGCTGATATTTGTTGCCATTACGATTGCCGCCTATAGGGCTCTAGCATACGTGTAACGTCTGTAGGTATTGCAGGTGCCGCAATGCTTACCCCGTCAGCACTCATAATGCTACGATCCGTTTCAGCTGTGTTGTCCTTGGCTCGATACATATAACCCGCTAGCCGCCTGGTTGCCGCTCGTATAGGTACTGGGCAGGTAATGCTATATGCAAACCTACCAGTTATTACAATAGCGGTATCAGGCGTGCCAATGTATGTCCAAACATATGCCGTGTTCATCTTGATTTTAATAGCGTAGCTGGGCACGAAATTTGTGGGCAATAACACTAATGCATTACTGGGTATGGTATCCCCATTGCCATTTACTACCGTGGTCAGCTGGCATAAATCAACATCAAGTAACAAGGTATTTTGAAATGCATCAACACGCCCGCCGTAACGAATGTCTAGCGCGTTATAGTATCGGGTTGTATCAGCTGCAGCCTCAAATGTACGGTTGCAGTAATCGTCTACAACGTGTTGCGCTTCGTGGACAATGTCCGCAAGCAAGCTATCATCAGAGCTCGATTGTATGCCTAGGTACGTTTTGAGCTGTGCTACCGTGAGGTATGCCATGGCTTACCCTTTCGGCTTCCTGCCTCGTGGCACTGCTGCAGCCTGTGGTTTGGGTTCCGTCTGTGCATCTGCCACAGGCTCAACAGCAATGCCCCTGCCAGTGTTGATTAGGTGCATTGCTTCACTCGAGGGCAGCTCAATTACTTGCCCGCCCTCGAATGCCCTTGTTGAGCCGTTGACAATGCAGGCTAACGCGTTTTTTAGCTTAACTTGCATTGCCTACCCTCTTATGGATTCACGCCGTATACAAATGCCTCAGTTTGCGTAACATCGCCGCCCCATCGTGCCGTAACAAAAATTGCCGTTTGGTAATTGGCTTGGTACAAATACGGATTGCGTGAAATCTCGAGCCCGAGGTTTTCAACAAACGCGTAATAATTCCAGTTACCAAAAATAATAGGCTTGTTGCCAGTGCCCAGCACTGCAATTTTGTCAGTAATTGCAATAGGCTTGCCGTACAGATTGTCTAGCGTGCCTTGTGGTGTTGGTTGGAAGCTAAAGAAATTGCCTTGCAGCGCGCGAATTGTGCCCAGCGTAGCATTTTGCATTACCCATCCAGTGCTGTTGCCGTCATCAGCGTACCAGCTCGGCAGCTTGTGTACGATGTTGATAATGTCCGCCTGGTCAACACCTGAAACGCTTGCAAGGGTTTCAGAAACAGTAGCACGTGTTAATACACCATATGGCTGGCTCGAGCCCGTGCCGTTAATCATGTAATCGTTTAGGTGCCGTGCATAACCGCGCCCGATTTCACGTACCAAAAAGCCTTCCAAATCCATTGCGTTGTCACGCATAAGCTGATTTGAAATAAGCATAGCAAGCGAGGCAGTGTATACCGTAATTGCCGATTGTGAAAATGTTGGTTCGTCAAAATTTGCGCTGCCAGATTCTGCAACGAAAGCAAAATCAGATTTTGCATTTTGGCTGGCAATGTCGAAAATTTGTCGATCCGTGGTATAGCGCTGAATGCCGAGTTTTGCACCAATCCAGGATTGATCGCGCTTGTCAATAATCTGATCATAGAAATCACGAGGTACGGTATACCCACCGTTTGCGCCCGTGCCTTCTACCAGGGTTGCCTTAGCTGCAATGTCATCACCGGTTTTAATGTAGTGTACGATTGCTTCGCTAGATTCGTTGCTAAATCCCAGGGTAGTAAGCTTCTTGGTAGCTGGTGCCTTACCGCTGATAACCCCACCGCCTGCAACAGGCGTGCCTGCCATGTCCTCGAGCAATTCAGCCATTGCGGCTTTCATCTCATCTTTGTTCATTTGTCTACTCTCTTCTGTTGGTAATTCTGTATATGCAAGCGCGTAAGCTCGAACACCGTGATTGCTCACCTGTGGTGCCCGCTTAGCTTCGCTGTATGCCGTTGTACGTGGCTCGGCTGGTGTAGGTGTTAGGCTGATTTCGCCTACTACCCATCTTTTCAGCTCGCCATTTTCTCGCACTACCAAATGTGGCAGGCTGCCAGTTGATAAACCTAGCGCTCCCCGCTTTACAAGTTGCATTACCTGCTTTGCGTATTTGTCGCGCCTGTCTAATTCAATTTCAACATCTATGCCGTCGTCATCAGGTGCCCAGGCTTTTACAACACCAATTTGCCGTCGTAATTCGCCTAAGCTGTGGTCATAGTACACAGGCATACCAATAAACGATCGCGTTTCACCCAGGTCTGTTTTGCTGGTAAACGTATCGCCTTGCAAATCGCTGCCGCCAAATACAATGCCCTTGCCTTTTAACGTGTATTCACCAATTGCCTTTACTGCCATTACTTGCCTCGCAATACATACAGCAAATTGGCTGCCAGGTCTTGTGCTGATTTGGAAACCTCAATTGGCATTGCCATAGTTTCAGCCATTGGCTCGGCTGCCAATTCCTCGAGCATTTCGCCTGCTTCCTCGAGTTCTGGCATTGG